ACGAGGTTCTAGGTGAGTACGACGTCAGGATTGCACGATCATGGTCGAAGACCCTGATGGAGCTGGCCACCTACCTACGTGATACGAAGACTGCATCAGCACCAGAAACGAAAGCAGACGACTTCAACATTGACGTCTGGACGGAAAAGTTCCTTAAGTCCACAGAGGAAGACCGCAACGAACTCGTCGAGCTAATCATTCGACTTAGTCAAGAGGAGGTCGATGCAGAGCCTGGTGATTTTGCCAAAGCGCGAGAAGCTGGACAGCGTGAATCCAGTGACAAGATTAGGGAGACCGTGCCCACCTTACGTGAGGATGTGCAGAAGGTCATTCTTGCAAACCCAACAGCATCGGGTGATGAGCTTGGCCAGTTGATCTACGATAGGTTTGAGGAGTTACGGAAGCCTCTGCTGCCTACAACTAAGCAAAGCCGAGCCGACGTAATTGGTCGCACGACAGCAACAGCAACGACGGGCACTGTGCAGAAATCAGTCTGGGCAGAGATAGGTGGCATCACAAGAACGTGGGCAGCCTTGTCAGGTGCGAGGGCTGCACACGCTGCAGCGCACGATCAGCCCGAGGAAGCTGATGGCATGTTTGTTGTCGGTGGCGAACGCACTCCATACCCTGCAGGCCCTGGGCTAACTGCTGCCAACTCCGTCAACTGTCGATGTTTCGCACGAGCTCGCAAGGCCGTCTAAGTTGTGGATAATTACAAGAACAAAAACCCGAATTTCGGGCATTACGGGGAACGTAACCAATGAAGATAGAACGCAAATCATTTGAGATAGAAACAAAAGCCGAGGGTGACACTGGTGTCATCGAGGCCATTGTATCGGTATTTAATAATGTGGACAGCTACGGAGACCGTGTTAAGTTCGGTTTCTTCGACGAGTCACTCAGGAACAAGATGCCGAAAGGCGTCTGGGCTCACGACTGGAAAACACCAGTGGCCAAGACATTGGAAGCCCGTGAGCTAATGCCAGGCGATGCCCTGTTGCCTGAGAAGTTGAAAGACCTCGGTGGCCTGTATATCAAGGGCCAGTTCAACATGAACACCCAGCGAGGCCGTGAGACTTACAGCGACATCAAGGAAGGCATCATCGACGAGTTCTCAATCGGCTACTCCGTAACCGAGGAAGGCTATTCACCAGACGGAGCCCGTGAACTTGTTAAGGGCAAACTATACGAATGGTCACCAGTGCTGTTCGGTGCTAATTCAGAGACTGCTTTAATCAGCGCCAAGGGACTCAACGACGACCTTGCTGACGTCGGAGCCGACGTAGAGCGTGTTGTCACGAGGTTGAACGAACGTGCTGAAATAAGAATCAAGGAAGGGCGAACGTTATCGTCGGCAAACGTAACTCGCCTAACTCAACTGATGGAGACGCTGACAACAGCCGTTTCCAGTATCAAGGGACTCATCGAGTCCGCACAACCCGTGAACGCAAAGGCTGCCATGGAAATGGAAGCCCTGCGTCAATTAGTAAACAAAAGGAATAAACAATGAACTTGCAACAGATCAACGACTCGATCGTAGCAAAGTCTTCCGAGCTTGAAACACTGCTCGCAAAGACGGAGCCATCGATGGACGAGGTGAAGGCTGCCAAGACTCTCAATGAAGAGATCGACGGCCTGACGGCACAAGCCGATGAAATCAAGTCGTTCGACGCTATCAAGGCCAAGAACGCACAACGTGCTGCAGAAGTAAAGACTGCAGTCAACAAGCTCCCACAAACATCAGATGTCAAGGTCGGCCAGTCATCGGCAAAGGCTAACATGCCAGAAGCTGAATACAAGGCTTACGTGACAGGTCTCTTTGTTGGTGGTCTCCAGAACGAAACAGCACGCCAGAAGTACGCTGAAGTCACTGGCATCGATTACAAGACACACACACAGGGCAACGACGCCACAGGCGGCATCTTCGTACCAACGGAGACGTCAAGTCTTATCATCAACCTCAAGGATACCTACGGCTCTTTCCGTCGCAACGTACGTGTTGAGCCTATGGGCTCTGAGTCGATCCGCATCTTCCGTACTGGTGATGACGTCACGGCTTACTGGGGATCAGAGACAGGAACACTGTCATCATCTGACATGTCATTTGATGCAGTAACACTGAACGCTAAGAAGATGTATGCCCTCGCAGTTCTCTCTGAGGAACTCGTGATGAACAGCACACAGAACCTCGGCCTTCGTTTTGCTGAATCGGTAGCTCGCCAGTTCGCTAAGAAGGAAGACCAAGCTGGTTTCTTGGGCGACGGAACATCTACCTACGGTGGCGTTCTCGGTCTCTACGGCAAGCTCCAGAAGGTTCTCACAGACGGTGGTGGAACATGGACGAACGACACGCACAAGGGATACCTCGGATCAGCTCAGGTATGTGCTGGTAACACCTTCGCAGAAGTAACGATGGGCAACCTCATCGCAGGTATGCGTAAGGTTCCAACATACGCACTGACAGGTGCTAAGTGGTACTTCAACAAGGTAGCTTTCGGTGAGACAGCCGAGCGCCTGGCGTATGCACAAGGTGGATCAACAGCAGCAGAACTTGCCGGCTCATTCGGCCAGCGTCTGTTCGGCTATCCTGTTGAGTTCGTTGACGTCATGCCTGGCACGGACGCAAACTCACAAGTCTTCGCATGGTTCGGCAACCTGTCACAAGCTGCAACGCTTGGCGATCGCATGACAACAGCCATCAAGCAAGACGCAAGCAAGGGCTTCGACACAGATACAATCTATGTCAAGGCAACACAGTATCTCGACATCAAGGTGCACGAGATGGGCAACTACAACGCAACAGCAGCGAGCCGTGAGACAGGCCCTGTTGTTGGTTTCGTAACTATTAACTCATAAGGTGACAACATGAACGCACTACAAAATGTGAAGGTTGTCAACGTCACGCCACCAGCAGCCATCAAGGATGCGGCCTCGTTCGCAACGACATCAATCGACACGGCTGGCTACGGCAAGCTCGCAGTTTACTTCAGCCTCGGTGCAACCGACATCGCTATGACAGCTCTCAAGCTGCAGGAAGCTGATGATGATTCTTCCTATGGAGACATCACTGGCTGTGTATACGGCGCATCTGGTGCTCCGGCACTTCCGACGGCTGACGACGACAACAAGGTTTTTGGTTTCTTCGTGAATCTCGCAGGACGCAAGCGTTATATCGACGTAGTTGCTACTGCAGGTGACGGCGCTGCAGGTACATTCGGTACATGTATCGCAGTACTCTACAACGGCGAAGGCATCAACACAGCTACAGAGCGTGGCCTTGCTGCTAATCTTATCAAGGACTAAGTGTCTTGACTTCAGGGGCCTAGGCCTCTGAGGTCAGCACACAAAAGCAAAGGGAACATAATGCCACTAACCGGTTTTCAGGGGGTTCGTGTAGGATCACACACCACGAACGCCTCACTCTCATCTGCAGTTACGATAACGATCCCAGAAGGTGTGGACTCGTTTTTATTGCAGGCATTCACACAGAACGTCAGAGTAACTTTCGACGGAACGACTCCAACATCTACCACTGGATTTCAATTGACTGCAGGATCACTCTTGCAAGTTGATGTCGGTCTTGATTCTACAGTAAAGATCATACAGGAGACAGCCTCGGCATCTATACAATATCAATTCTTTAGAACTCGCAGGGACTACGACGCATGATCTCACCCACAAGTTTTGGAGGCGCTTCCGGTGGCGGCGTCGACACCGACGAAAAGAGCAAAGTATCTAGTAATGACACCACGGCTGGCTACCTTAATGGCAAGCTCGTTGCAGGTACGAACGTCACACTAACCGAGAACAACGACGGTGGCAACGAAACGCTGACGATTGCTGCAACATTCACGGATGTTGATGACAAAGCAAAGGTATCATCAAATGACACCACGGCCGGCTATCTTAATGGCAAGCTCGTTGCAGGCACAAACATTACATTCACCGAGAACAACGACGGTGGCAACGAAACGCTGACGATTGCTGCGGCTGGTGGTGGTGGTGTAACTGGTTTCACACCGT